TTCTGCACCTGACTGAATACTTGATTCATATCCTTTTGCAGTTGCAGAAAGTTGAGATGCTAGGAATCCAACACCAACAGCAATAGCGCCTCCAACAACGGGCACAGATTTGGCTAAGCCACCTAGTGCAGTTCCGAGACCATCTATCATTCCAGCCACACCACCACTACCAGTAAATGATCTTGCTAAAGCACCTGCTGCCATCTTAAATTGCATAGATGCTTTACGACCCATGTCGCTAAGTTGGTTACCTGTATTTTTAGATTGTATACCTAAGAAGCCAACTTGACCTGCTGCTTGTGAAGTTGCTTTAGCCGCCTTGCTACTTTCTATATTTAATTGTTTAGCACCAGCCGCACTGATATTAACACCTTGTTGTAATTGTATTGCAGATAAAATTGCTTGAAGTGTACTATTTTCAGCGGCATTAGTTGCCTGTACAGATCCAACTCCAGGTATGTCTACGATTACTGCCATGTATTTTAAATCCTAGTTATATGCGTACATAAATACAAGTACACAGAATTATATACTGTATTTACCTGGAGAAAACCGTTGAATAATGAAAACCCAAATCAAGAACAAATGAAAGATTTTTTAGCACAGAGTAAGCCTACTGGAAATCCATTACAACAATACATGCGTACTCCTCAGATTTACGTCACACTGCCTAGTCAGGGAAAATACTGGAAATCTGGTAGTATTGAGATGCCTATTAACGGAGAAGTGCCGATATTAAGTATGACTAGTTTAGATGAACTAGTGTTAAAAAGTCCAGATGCACTAATGAATGGACAAGCAGTAGTTGATGTAATACAACATTGTGTTCCTTGTATAAAGGATGCATGGGAAATGCCTGTAATAGACTTAGATACTATTTTAATTGCAATACGAATTGCAACTTATGGCGAGAATATGGAGTACAGTAGTAATTGCCCTGAGTGTAAAGAACTTAACGAGTATGAAATAGATTTAAAAAACTTTTTAGAACTTAAAGTTAATTTAACATTGTTTGATACACCTGTAGTCTGGAACGATTTAAGTTTTAAACTTAAACCTCAAATATATAGATACGTAAATAATAATAACCTAGAAATATTCGAGCAACAAAGAATAGTAACTGTTGTTGAGGATCAAACTATAGACGCAGAACTTAAAGTGCAAAGGTTTAATGAAATTTTTAAAAAAATGACAGAATTAACTATGAGAAATGTAAACGATAGTATTGAATATATCGAAGTAGGTGGAGAGAAAGTCACTAACAGATTACACATTAACGAATTTATTGCTAATAGTGATGTAAAAGTTTTTTCAGATATACAAAGTAGACAAACTGAGATAGATGTTTCGGTTCCAGAAAAAGAAGTAAAAACTGTATGTCCAGATTGTCAGCACAAATATACGATACCATTCACGTTTGATCACTCAAATTTTTTCGCATTAGCCTCTTGACTTTAAGCAATGCCGAAATAGTTAAAAAACTAGAAGGCATGGATCAAGAGGCGAAAAAGATCAGAAAAAGACTAATAGAATACTGTTGGTATATGCGTGGAGGTATAACATTCAGTGAACTCGTGCAGATGCCTGTAAGTGATATCAGTTTAATAAATGAAGTTGTTGAAAGTAACTTAGAAACTGCTAAAAAATCTGGTCAACCATTTTTTTAGTGTAGTTTCTTTAATCCGGAGGTAACTAGAGAGAGTCTGTTTTTAACTGCATTAGGACTTACGTCTAAATCTCTGAGTTCCATATCTTTAATTTGTGTAAACGTGTAGTTTTCATTTTTTACTACTTCACAAAATTTTTCAAATGCCTTTATTATGCATTCTTTTCTTTTTTCTGCAATCTTAATAAGTCTTGCCATGTATTGCTACCTCCTTATGTAGTCGGTAAGAATATTTACTTAACCTAACGTGGTTAGATATAACATACTTTTTGGTTCTAGCAACATTAAATGCATACTAGATGATGAACTACGTTCATCTAATACTCACTTTCGTTCGTATTATTTTTTTATTATACTTAATAGTTTCATGTTTCGCTAGACGTAGTCATACTTCACCCGTTTCCGGATGAAGAAATTCACGTTTCGCTGAGTGTGAATCATAATAGTTAAACAAGATTTCTTTGCAGAACAGGAGCGGTTTACCGGTACTCCTTACTTGAGCTTCATTAAACGGGACCTGTAAATTACACCGTAACTATCCAATGTATACAAGTCTAAGGTTGAATTCTTTTTCTATCAGAGCCCTAATCATTTAGCCTAAAGCATGGCCTTTACTTTGTCCAATTTCGGCAATGTCGGGGTGCCGTCAACCTTCAGTCGTGTTTATATATGGGACTATATTGTGCCTATGCTTTTTTCTAAATGTGCCGGATTTGCCAGTTCGCCTGGACTTATAAGGGTTCTGAGTTTAGTATGCCTTTTCCGTGTACACGAACTCTAATATGTCCATTGTACCATTCATTGGATTCTAGTACTTTATACTTAAATTGTTCTCTTGCTTCTATGTAAGAAAGTTCTGATTTACTTTTACAGTAATATATTATTTCCCTACTAAAATTGTCTGTGCCTATTTCTTCTACATCTTTTGTTAACGCATCACTGGAACCATAATATAATTGCCAATCACTGTCAACTTTGCTTCTAATTTTCTTTTTTACTTTTTTGCCATTCTTCTGTGTATGCATCTTGTATTTGACTTTTGCAAACTTTGCCAACTTTTTGCCTATATACTTCTTGTCATTGGTCAAATTTGTAATAATGTAAACAAATCCAGCACAGTCTTCAGGCAGTTCGTTGACTATTTCATTGTGATAAGTCCATGTCATTGTATACTTATATATCTCTTCTTAACATAAAAATAGCATTTTTTGATATTATCAAAAAGTATGATGCTAGTAGCAGAAAAATTTAACTATTATACCATTTCTTTAAAAAAAATTTTAACATATGTCTTGTACATTTTAATCTATCTATGAACGCATGAGATTCTTCCATACCACCTTTATGTGGATTAATATGATTTAACCATTTTTTATCAATCATAACCTTTTGCGATTCTGCATCAAGCATATTCCGGATACGTGCATCATGGTCTGCTAACGGCATCATTTGCCTAAGTCTTATATCAACATAAGGACTTACAATTAATTGATCGTATAAAGGCAATTCATCACGCATATATACTTTTTGTCTATAATAATGATATGAAAGCATACCGTCTAAAAGTGTTTTACTTTTATAATAATCAAACAGTCTTTCGCTATAGATATATGGCACACATACATAATAAGGCTCAAGCATTTTTTTCGCTTCATCTAGTGTGCTTGCTCCTAGTTCGTGGATAGCCGCCACAAGTCCACTATTTCCATCATGCCAAAATATTTCATCTCCAAAAGATCCTTTTAGATATACTGCATTTGGAAACTTGTCTTTCCATCTTACTACTTCAGGCATTAAACTAGGATTCATAGTAGGCATATCACTATGTAATTCATTTACTTCATAGTAAATTGAATCATATGTTTTTTTATCCATTATTGAAAGTTCGCCTTTAGGAAAATTTTCATATAATTTAATTAATCTGTTTGGCGGTTCATCTACAAACCAATCGCCAGTGTAACCAACAACTTTTAAATCATTTATTCTATCGCCAAGCATACTTGCTATATGAATTCCATCTATTCCGTTACAAATACTTGGTATCAATCTTTTATTATATTTTTTATATATTTTATCGATATTTTTACGTAAAATAATATCAGATAAACCCGTAATCTCATCAAAAGTTAATTTTTTTGTTACATCATAAGCAAGGTCAACATAGTCTCTACGAGCATCATAATACAATGTATGTGAAGTTTTGCAGGTTGCTAAATCTATTGTAAAAAATGTTCCTGGTCCTACCATTTTGACATTGTTGATTGGTGTAATCCCTGAATACCATGTATCACTGGGATATCCATTATGACACATCCAATTAGGAATATTTTCATAAGATATAAGTTTTCTATCTACGTATACTCCGTTTATAGCAGTCGTTACCCAGTCTTGATTTATAGTAAAAAACTTATTGGAGAAACTAATAAGTTTATTTGAAATAATTACTTTATCATTTTCAGCATAATAATATACTGCAAACGTTTCAATAAAGTCTGTAATTACTGTAACTTTTTGTTTATACTTGTCATAGCGTATAGCATAAAACAGACCATTAGGCACAAGCCCATCTAAGTTTACAAATTGATCAATATCGTTTTCCCACATAATGCCGCATAGTAAAACAATTACATTTTTTGTTTCATGTACTTCTACATCTTCTTCATAGCCTAACGAAAATCCATTATATAAATCTATATAATTAGGATATTTCCTCGTAGACAATGATAGATCATTTGTTAAACAGAAATTTATCATTTATTTTTTAAGGCCTGTTCTGTACTAAGTTGCATTGTTTTGTCTTTTGTGTATAAGACCACATATCGGTTCTCCTGCTGACGAATTACGTATTAATGTAATAAATTTACTTGTATGTCCTTATAATTTTTATCATTCCAACGATAATCTAAAATTAATTTTGCATCACTTGTTTTAATTTGATATACATCTAAATGTGTGTTAATTACATTTTGTATAGTTTTTGAATCTTCAGTATTAAAACTTTTTAATAAATTTACACTAGCAACTCTTGGATGTCCTAATGTCAAACTAGGATCTTCAGGATCTAATCCATTCCGTTTTAACCATGCAACAAACTTGTCTACTTTTTCAAATGTAGTTACATCTTCGTCTGTAGGAGTTTTGCTCCACCTAATATCAAAATCACCACTGCCTTGCCATTGTGAAGTTAGTGCAGTAGTTGTAGTTTCGTCTAGTGTAACATCACCCTCGTCGTTAAATACCTCCCAATGACTTTTACCTACACTTTTATCTATGCCCATAGTCACGTCACCAAGTTTACGTATTAGTGTATCTAACCCAAAAGCATCAAAATCCGTTGTAGGATCTAAATTAAATGTAGGAGTATTTAAAAAACAAAATAGTTGAGTGTATTGTAACCATTCTGGTGCATAATGTAATTTTCTAAAACTTAATGCACATGATTCAAATTCATGACATAGCAAATTAAGTTGTCTAATATGCCAACGTATTTCTTTATTTACTTTTTTATAGTAAGGTGATATATTTCCGGCTTGTCCTTGTAGATTCTCAAAGTGTCTATGTAAATGGTTAAACATATCATGTTCTACATATGCACCTGGTAAGTCCGGGCCTACATCTCCTTTTGTGATTGTGTTGTCTATAGTAAAATGTTCTGTTATTTCATATGGAGAAAGTCCTACACTTGTCCAATCAAAACTTTTAATTGCATTTAAACTATCGTTTATTTTATCACACAAAAGTGGTAAGTGTCTTTCTTGGAAGCCAATCCAATGATAATTTTTTTCTAAATGTAAATTGTTTTTTAATAACTTATTAAGTGCAATCAACCATTTTTCTGATAAACTACTATGACCTACATCTATAAAAACATCGTGCTTAACATTCCACTTATCTCTAAGAGTAATAGTAATTTCATCTAGCATTGTATATATCTTTTTCTCTTAGCCATAATACAAATCCTTCTTTCAAGTCTAACTTGCCTTTGAAGTTATCACTACAATGCCATCTGCGTCTATCGAAACCTAGTAATTTGCCTTGTGTCCAAGCACAGGCTTTATCTAAGGTAACGTAAGTTTGATCTTCTGCCCAACAATGACTACAGTATTTTTGCCAATCTTCGTCGTTTACATGATTTTCAATAGGATCATTTTTTTCTTTATACATGTAGAAATCATTATAATCCGCATGTTCTTTAAACACTACAGTATGACTATCATAATCATTATGAGGAATAATTAGTGTGTAATATGGATTGCCTACTAACTCCTCCTCTTTATGATTTTTTCTTATAGCATAGTCTGTATGTAAGTCACTACCTAAATTTGCTTGTAGTATCTGACCTTTTTCTATTGTAAAAGGCAAACTTAAAATGTTTTTTAGTTTTTCTTCAATAATGCTAAACACAAAAGGTATTTTATCTTTTGCTACCCAATGTTGTGTACTTACATATTGCCCTTTCCATACTCCCCATTTATCTATGAATTCTGCCTTTTCATCAGTATTATCATAAACACGTTTGATAGTTTCTTGTAATTCATTCGGTGTTAAAAAGTTTGGAATGTCTATAGTTTCGTGCATGACATATTAGTCTCCTATTTCAGTTGTATCTCTTGTTTCCATTGAGATCTTTTATTTACAGTCTTACCACATGTTCTTTTACAAACAAAAAATGCATTACTGTCTAATCTATTTTGGTATTCGTACATAAGTTGTTCAGGAGTAAACTGTAAAATATCGTTGTTACGCTCTTTTTTTGCATGATAGACTTCAGCAATATGACAACAAGGAAATTCTTGCCCGTTGTAGTCAACAAACGTAGATTGCTCATGATTACGTTCGCATTGTATATTTTTTATTATAGTATAGTCAATAACTTTTATTTCATTTACTGGTTTAATATGTTGGAAACTGTATTCGTCCCATCTATCTGTTTCTTTACTTCGGAACCAAGTAAATCCCATGTTCCTTGCAAGTCTTTTGCACTGGTCAACTTGGTGTTTGTTGTGGGCAAAAACTAACATATCCCAATGAGCACTAGCACCTTCATTTATATATGCTTGTGCATTTTCTATTACTTTTTTAAATTGTACTCCAACTCTGTATATATGATTTGTATCTTGTAATCCGTCTATACTAAACACTACATAATCATACTGTCCTGTTAATAAATTTGCACATTCTTTCCACCATTTTGTATTTCTAATACTTCCGTTAGTGTTTATGCCTACTACTATTTTTGGTTGTATGTTTTTAATCCATGATATTTTTTCTAACAAATTAACATCAGCACACGGATCGCCTACATTACCACAAAAAAATATTTTCTCTAATGTCTTAATGTTCTTTGTAACTTGCATTTGGAAATGTTCTAAACTTAAATCTCCTAATGAAACTATACATCCTTCTCCATTCACATTTCTTGCACACATAGGACATGCGGCATTGCATTTACTAGTAGGTTCAAAATGTATTATTTTTTTCATAATTCTTTATATTCTAAATTGACACAAAGAACTACTTCTTCTACTACAGTATTTTTTTGTGTTTGTATGCACCATTCTATAAAATTACTTATATCTTTAGTATCTATGCCGTTTCCAGTCCAAGATTCTCTACTTCTACTCAGAGGAGTATCTAACCTGTCAGGCGTAATTAAGGTTGTTTTAAATTTTACTAGTCCTTTTTTATAAGCCTGTGTACATTGTTTACTAGAATGAGACAATGCTGCTTTTGCTACTCTGTAAGTTTCAAAGTCTGGTTCGGGAGCAACAATTGACTTTTCTCCTATACTTCCTATATTAAAAATCCATCCAGTCTTGCCTAGTTCTTTCCATCGTTTGTAAATTGCTTGTAGTAAGTTAGTTTGTGCGTAGTTTGCCCATTCTGTGTCAGGAGGCCCATCAAATGCATTATTAATAAACACATCATAATGTATAGATTCATCTACAATTTTATCAATGTCTTTTGTAATGTCTAATCCACTGGCTCTGCTAGATCCGTCTGCATTAAAATACTCTGTTAGACTTTTTCCTAGTCCTCTGTTATTTCCTGTAATGTAATATCTATATGTTTGTTTCATTGTTTTATTTTGATCCCATACTTTAGTAAGTTTTTGTCCACACGTAAAAGCACATTCAAATAATCTGCCATTGTCGAGTGTTTTATCCCAACTGGAAACAAGATCATTCCAAAAATTGTTTAAGAATACGTTTTCCAGTGTAGTAGTGTTAATGTTCAAACTATCTTTACCGTACTTGGTAATAAATTGTTCGACTTGGTTCTTGCCATTAACAAAATGCAAATCGTTTGCACCCGGTGCAACTTGTTCGCCTTTAAACCTTGCATCATATAAATTATGTTCAAAGAAGTTACAAGGCAATACTAACCCTTCAGCAGTTATAGTTACTTTATTACCAACACAAGCATCACACTTAATTGGAGTTGTGTCAAAATAGTCTTTAATAACAGGGTATTCTTTTTTTAGATTCCCTAAATTTTTCATACTATTGTTGCGATATTCTTCTAGTGTTGTAACTTCTAACTTATAAGGTTCTTGTTTCTGAGGGGTAACTTGCCAACTGTCTTGTTCTTCAAGTGTTTCATGATTTAAGAACCTGCCAGTACCTCTAAACAATATTTTTTCAAAGCCTACAGTAGCACTTAATTTTCTAGCACTTTCTATCTGGTGTTCATTGTGCTTAAATACTATAAAGTTCCATTGTGCCTTTCCACCTGCTTGTATAAATGATTGTGCATTGTTAATAGCATTATCAAACTTTACACCTCGTCTGTATATATGGTTAGTATCATTTAGTCCATCGATTCCAAAATCGATCTTGCCGTATCCGTTTATAATTTGTGCTAGTTCTTTCCACCAATCAGAATTATGAACTCCACCGTTAGTATGCATATACAACCAAAGTGTAGGATTTTTTTTACGAAAGTCTTTAAGAATATCTAAAAAGTTTGGATGTACGATTGGATCGCCATAACTTCCACAGAAAAAAACTTGTCGTAACCTATTGCACAGTTCCTTTGTAAACGCCTTATCTATTGTTTCTCTGCTCAAATGACATAAAGGCAAATGAGGGTTAATTTTTCCACCTGCTATATTTCTAGGACACTGAGGACAAGCCGCATTACAGTAAGTAGTAATCTCTAATTGATACTCGTCAACAGTAACATAATTAAAGTTTTTACTCATCTTGCTAAACTATTTCTACATCAGTATCGTAACTTGTATATCCGTTTTCTTTAACTACTTTAAGTAAGTTATTAACTCGACCTGCTAGTTCGTCTTTATGACTTACTAGCCATATACTCTTATTGCGTTCACGACTCATTTTTTTAAGTACTGCTAAAGCACTTTCAACTCCGCTACTGTCCATTCCACTGTCGACAACTTCATCGATAAACAATAAATTAATAGGATGATATAAACTTTCCCATACATCACGAAACGCCCAACTTAAACTTAGTATCAATCTATTACGTTCGCCTCTACTGAGGTTATCGAAGTCTAAATTTCTTCCTAGTTCTTGTATTTCTACACTTAAATCATTCATAAATTTAACACTATGAGGTAATCCCATGCATGCCAGATAATATGTAAGTCTTGTATTTAAGAATGTAAGATTTTGGTCAATTATTCTTTTTCTTATAAAACTATCTTTGTTAGTTAGTAATTTTAATAAAAATTCTTGATGATCTTGCATATTAGTTAAGTCGTTAATATTATTCCAACTTACATCTTCAACACCAGTATTAGTCATGTCTTCAATTTGTTCATCGTATGGATTAATACTGTCTGTTCTCTGTTCTAGTTCTTTTACTAGTGCGTCTAAACTTTGTCTGTGATTGTATGCCCTATCTAATGTATCGTAAAATACTCTAGGTGCAGATCCTATTTCACCCACTTCTTCGATGATTAGATTATATGCATTAAGTTGCTCGCCGTTTGCAACCATAATATTTAGTGCTTCATCACGTTGTTCTGTTTTATTTTGTACGATAATTGCTTGTTTGTCATTGTGTACATCTTGTCCACACGCATAACATTTGTGTTCGTTTAATAATTTAATTTCTTGGTCAAGTCTAGTAATACTCTTTTCTTGTTTTGTATTGTCTTTATCTAATTCTTGTGTCCATCTCTCTGTGTCTTGTATTGTTTTCTGTTTTTTGTAATATTGTTCTAACAAACTATGATTCTTAATTTCTTGGTCAATGTCAACATGTGATAAATCGTCTATTCCTTGTTTAAATTTAGTAACATCTTCTTTTCTTTTTGCTTGCCATAGTCTTTGTCTTTTTTTAGTACTTTCGATTTGATCTAAAATACGTTTGTTAGCATCTTCTACGGCTTTAATACGAAACTCTTCTTCTTTTATAAGTTCACGAGTTTGTCTGATCATATCTTTGAGTGATTCTGATTTCTCACTTAGTAGTGTAATGCCTAATAACTGTTCAATAATTGCTCTTTGGTCTTTATCTCCAAGACTTAAGAACGGTTGTGTGTATGTATTTAATGCCACTAAATGCTTGAACATCTCATGGCTCATTCCTAAAAGTTTATCTATTTCTTTTTGTGTTTCGCGACTATCTCCTTGTTGTTCTTCTGAATGTTCTTGTTCTTGATTAGCAACAAAGTATTTTAGTACATTAGGCTTTCTTCCACGTTCTAATCTATAACTAATTCCATGAACTTCAAAATCAATAGTAACTAACATTGCTTTTGCGTTAGTTTTGTTGATTAAATTATCGACTCTAATTTTAGTTAGTGCTTGACCGTAAAGGGCATAACTTAATGCATTGATGATTGTGGTTTTACCCGTGCCATTTCTAGCACCAGAATCGTCACCTCCTTGATCTAAGTTTGCACCAAGAACCAAAGTTAAGTCTTTACGATCAAAGTCTACCGCCTGGGTTTGATTCCCGACGCTCATAAAATTCTTTACTGTGAGTGTGTTTATTTTAAACATTGTACCAGTGTCCTAAGTCTTTATTGAGAAAATCCTCAAGATTCTTTATATTGTATTGTAATTGGTTTTTGCTGATGCTGTCAAGATTAATATTTCTCTTGTAGTCGGTTACAAGACGAGGAGCAGGATCTACTAAAACCTCATTTAAGCCAACATACTTAGTAATATCACTTACAAACTCTTGAGGATTATACTCTAGATCGTCATAGAACAAAACTTTAAGTTTTTCACTTTGCCAACGTTTAAGAATTCCTACATAATCTAAATATTGTGTAATTGATTGAAAATATTCTGCGTCTTCATTTGTACTATTGTGAAAGTTATACATGCTGTTCGCATATGAATAAGGGTTCCTTAGTATAATAGTTATATAACTAGCATATTTTTTTATAAATTCAATTTGATCATAGTCTATTGACCATAGATTAGGATTAAAGTTTAGACTAAAACTATATGCAGAAAAGTATGACTTATAGTTATCCATATTAGATAACAGAGAGATGGTTGGTTCTTTTACTCCTTTATAATCAATCTGGTCAGACTTAATTAAGTTTTTATATAGCCACGTAGTACCAGTCTTAGCAGTGCCAAGGTTAACGTAATGGATCATATAAATATTCTCTTATTGGATGATAATATGATAGGGCAATTTCTCCTCTAAAAAACAATAAATTATGATCAGATGAAGATTCAACATATACTCTAGAGTTATTAGGAGTTGACGTCAATAAAATTTTATTATCTTTAATCATCCAAAAATCCTCAAATTGTATCTCCTCTATGGTAATGTTATTATCATAGATAGTATCATTTATTGCTTCTAATCTTAACGTAAAGTTATCTGTGTAGTTTTTATTGTATTCTATTCTAACTGATCTAGCACCTATATTAACTGGCACTAAATCGTTATTAATCCCTGCTAGAATATCAGCATTGATAGGATCCTTAAATTTTACAGTTATCCAACTTTTAGTCATAGATTCCTATAAATGTCTAACATTAACTGTCTGTCGTATTGAGCAGTTTCAAGTTGAGTCAAATGACTAGTAACAATACTGTCAACACTTTCAAAGTTAACTTCACCTTTGAAAGTTTGTGCATGTTCTTCTAAGTCTGTTCTTTGTATTAAACTTAATTCACGTAAGTTATACTGCGGCACGAATTGTTCTTTAATAAATGTTGCTTCTTCGTAACTGATATCCAGGTCAATATCTACTCTACAATACATGTTAGGTAATAGTAGTTCGTCTGTTTTTTCTAAAATACTACTTAACATAAAACGTCTATACTTAGGAGCATTTTCCCATTTAATATATTCTGGAGTTTGTCCCCAATCTAGTATCATACACCCTCTGTCGTCATCTCCAGCATCGGCGTAGTTATGTGGAAATGCATTTCCGATATATGTTACATTACCACTAGTCTGTCGTTTATGAAAATGTCCTGTAAAAATAGTTTCACTGTGTAAGTCATCTGTTTTTAGTTCTCCTACATCTGGCATTTTTACCATAGCATTCATAAAAAAGTTTGGCAACTCTAAGTGTGCAAACATATACTTTGCTTCAATATTCTTAACCGTTTTATGTTCCTCGCCTACTAACCATGGCAATATTGCAACATCATTTTCAACAGTTATTTCGTCATAGAATCGAACATTATCGTATTGTTTTGTCCATACAATACTGTTCATTTCTCTAGTGTCTCTGTAGTGTTCGTCGTGATTACCAGGCAACATCACTACTTGGGTAAATGCTTTTGTTAGTTTATCCATGCCACGAACACTATAGTTAAGTGTACTAATATTTAAACTTGCACGATTATGATGCCAGTCACCAAGAAATATACAAGTTTCGCAATTTCTTGCTTTTCCTGTTTCTATAACAAAGTCTATGAAGTCTAAGCAATCTTGGTTGTGTGTATGACTGTTAGACTTCATACCAAAGTGGATGTCTGTAAAGAATATTGCCCGTTTGAATAGATTCATTTTTTCTCCGAAATATCTATTTGTGCTAGTTCTTTCATTTTCTCTTGATTCTCATTTTGTCTTGTATAACTAGGATTTAATCCGTTTTGTTCTAGGATATCATCTCTAATACGTTGACCTTTTTTCTCAATGTTCAGAACTCTTGTAAAACTATTTGTAATAGCCGCAGTATAATATGCAAAAGGATTTTGACTTTTACTTTCGTCGAATTGCAATCCAATTTGACTTAACTGTAGCAAGGCACTACCTTGCATTTCGTCGTTATAAGTGTACCCACGCCAATTACTTCTACTCGCATAACGTTCAACTAGTTTCATAAACATTCTTGCTAACTTTGGAGTCATATCAGCATGTGTTTTACTAAAGTGTCCGTTTTGTAAACCGCCTTCCCAATGACTCTTTCCTACGCATATTAGTTCATCAGGATTGTCATCATCAAATTTCCAGTGCTGATATGGAGGAAAGTTACATTGTGTATGATGATCAGCAACAGTTTTTAATGTTTTCTTACGACCTGGTTGCAGAGGTATATGATCGAATGTCATAATTCTAAATATTACATCTATTTTTTTTATTTTTTTCCAGTCAATTAAAAACTCTGCTTGTTTTACTTTTTCTCCACGTATATATGCCGCTTCATAGTTGTCTCTTCCAGTCCTATCAGCATGGTTACGTTTTGCTTCTGCAGTGGTCCTTATGTTAACTTTATCTAAACTAGGCAATATTATATCGTATTGACTGTGTTCTTCTTCTAAGTAACTACTGTACTTATTTTTACTTTTATGAATTTCTGCGAGTAAATCTCGATTGCTTAGGTATTTTCTTTTTCTCATTAATTTTCCTAAAATTATAATATAAGCACATTATACACTCGATAAATACATAGAGCAAGTTAAAAGAGAGATTATATGGCATTTAATTTTAATAACATTACTGACGCGGCAACTAGTGCTACACAAAAAGCAGTTACAAAAGGACTTGATAAAGTAATTCCTGGTGATAGCCTACTTAGTAAGGCAGCCAAAGGTTTCTTAGGATCACAAGCAAACAGACTATTAAATAGTGCTTTAAACCCAGGCGGTGCTAATAGCATCATAGATAACCAAGGAGCCGCAACTGCAAAATTCGGTAGTGAAAACGATACTAGAGCAAGGTTGGCTCTAAGTCCTGGGTCTGGACAGATATTATACAGAGATCCTAACAATTCCTTATTAAGTCCGTTAACTATGACTGATGGTGTAGTGTGGCCATATACTCCTAGTATAAACGTAAGTTATAGTGCTAGTTATAGTGGCAACCAAACTATACATAATAACTATCAGTCTCAAAGTTATGGATTAAGTTCAGTTGATCAGATTACATGTGTTGGAGTCTTTACTGCAAATACACCTGCTGAAGCAGAATATGTACTGAGTGTACTACATTTTTTAAGATCAGCAACTAAGAGTTTTTTTGGACAAGACACTAACAGAGGTACACCTCCTCCAGTATTGAGATTCAGTGCTCATGGTCCGTACATGTTTAACAGTATACCAGTTGTTATTAGTAATACTTCACAAGATTTTGAACAAGCAATCGATTATATTAATGCTAAAGTTGGTAGAGGAGACGGCATTAATAGTAGTACCAGAGTGCCAACTAGTATGACCATAAACGTAACACTATTACCAGTAGTAAGTAGAAGTGCTCAAACAAGATTCAGCCTAGCAAGTTATGCTAGAGGAGAGTTAATTGGAACTGCTCGTGGAAATGGAGGACAACCATAATGGCTGTAGAATATAGACAGGATAGTCCTTACGGGTTAACTAGGATGCAAGGCGATTATCTAGATATACTAGAATATAGACCGATTCCTTACAACACAGACGACGTACTGTTTACAATTACTAGTACATACCAATACAGACCAGACTTGTTAGCATTTGACTTATATGATAATGCTAACTTGTGGTGGGTATTTGTAGTAAGAAATCCCAATGTGATAGAAGATCCATTATGGGATTTTAGGACTGGTACAAAAATATATATTCCTAAACAAGATACTCTTAATACAGTACTAGGAGTTTAATATGGCATTAGTAGGATTTAATTCATCAATATCCTTTACCGGAGAACCAGGAACACTAGGATTAAACGACGATTGGAATCTTGTTGGCGGAACACCTCCGTTTGTTTATAGAGAAAACTATGAACGTTATTTTAGAGAAAATCCAGTTGTCAACCCTAAACCCCAAACGCCTAATCCCCCTAGAAGATATCCAGGTGTAAGTAGTAACCCAGATTTTGATTTTTTTAGTGTAGATGATTATGCACAAAATAAAACTGTTAGCACAATTCAAGGAAACCCTACAGATATCGGCGAACCTATTATACCTGTGCAGTTTCAAGGTGTAGATGATTTTAGTGGGTATACTGGAAGATCTACATCAGAATTTACTGACATGACTGCATTTGGCGACATAGAGCCTGGAGCATCTGGACAAAACGCCAAAATAAGCAACAATGAGATTAACAACGATACAAGTTTTTTTGGTAGTGGCGGTATGGATTTTGGTGAAGTTGTAGCAAAACCAGGCTCTGCAACTAATATTATAACTGCAAACGGAAACGCAAAGAGTGCAACATCACAGAATATTAATAGTGGACTTGGAGTAAAAGCAGATGATGTTAGCGTTAATTCTAGGCCAAATCAGTTAACAGACTATGCAAGTTATACCTACAATATTGCATTATATATGATGCAACCAAAAGAATACGTAAGAATGTTACAAAATCCACAGAGTGTAACTGCTATACCGAAGCAGTTATTAATGAGGAGTGGAGGTGTAGGAAATGACGGTGGAGATAACTTTGATATAGACTTTTTTATTGATAATCTACAGATGAAAAATGTAGGAGTAAGTCCCAATACTAGAACAACAAACACCAATGCAGTAGAAGTTAGTTTTGATATCACAGAACCGATGGGTGTCACATTAATCGAACGATTAAAAAATGAAGCAAAAAATAGTTTAGAAGAAGAACAAAATTATTTGCATACTCCTTATCTTTTAGAAATAACATTTAAAGGATACAATGACCAAGGTAAACAGGTTGGTGCTGAAGTCAAACCTAAATATATTCCTATAAAGATTATAGAGTTAAAGTTTACAATAGAATCAACAGGAACAATTTATCGATGTAAAGCAGTTCCTTATCATCAAGATGTTTTTAACACTATGTCAAGCACTATACCTATTAATATTCAAGTTAGTGCTGGTACAGTTACTGAGATCTTCGGCGGACTTGCTACTGAGGTATTACAAGAAACAGTGACTGTTGGACAAGAAGATTTTAGTGATTTTGGTGGAGCACAAAAGTTTACAAAGAATAAGGCAGGAGAAAGCCACAAAACACTTACCGACGCGATTAATAAGTTTTACGAAGGACAAACAAAACCTACTATAGAAAAAGCACAAGAAGCCGGACCTCCTAATCAACGAAAGCAAGCAAAGAATATACCTGCTAGTGCAGAAATAGCAGAAAAATGGAGTTTTGCTATTGCACCAGGTATAGCAAACGCAAAATTAGTTGGAGAAAAGTTTGACGCATTAAATACACCTGGTAAAAATAGTAAAGTTTACAAAAGTATTGGTTCTGCACTTAAAGGAAAAGTTGAACTAGATACTAAGACTAATATGTTCAAGATTAATGCTGGTACAAACGTTGTGTCTTTAATTAATTATATTCTTGTAGGCAGTGAATACATAGACAAGAATGTTGAAGCAACTGCAAATAAGTTATCACAAGATGAAGATTCTTCTGAACATATAAACTGGTTTAGAATAGTCCCTCAGATTGTGGGATTCCAAGGTTGGGATAAGAAACAAGGAAGATATAAGTTTCATATAAGATGGACAGTTCAAGAAATGGCGTTATTTTATAGTGATTTTCCCTGGGCACCTAAGACTATGCCTAAAGGTAAAGGAGTGCATAAGATATATGATTATATCTTTAGTGGAAATAATACCGAAGTACAAAAATTTCGCATGAACTTCGATGCCGCATATTATCAAGCACATACTATTGGTACTGGTGTTCCTACTGCTGATAAAAACATATCAGATGTAACAACACAAGTAAAGTCAATACCACAAAGTACACAAGGACAGGGTATGGTAAACGACGAGGGAATAACTAAAAAGAGAAGTAAGGATCTGATGTCTAGTCTAATGCACGACGGCGCTGATCTTATTCAATGTGACTTGGATATATTAGGAGATCCTGCATTTATACCCACAGGCGATGCCTTTTATCAGCCACAAGGGAACAGGAATCAGATATATAATAGTGCGTTTCTTCCAGATGGAACGATAAATTACGACTTAACACCTCCTTATATTCAAATTAATTTAAGAACACCTAGTGATTATGATGAATTCACAGGGTTAGTGGACCTTACTAAACAAACCAAGTATTCTAATAGTGAATTTAGTGGAGTATACAAAATAATAATAGCACAAAGTACATTTAGTGGCGGAGTGTTTACACAGAATTTAACAGGCATCAGAGAAAAAATGCAACCACAAGCAAATGGAAAGTTAGCAAGAAGTAAGTACAGTCAAAAAAGTATTGAAAGAGGTGCCTTACTAGTTGATGACTTTGGAGATCCGAATCCTGGAAAACCTTCTGCGGACTATAGTGATTTTGCTAGTAGTGGATCAGTAACACAAACAGTACAAGGATCTGACTATGTTGATGATAGTGCTTTCGCAGGAGATAAAAGATTTTCAGAAGAAATTACGCAGGATTATTCAATATTAGCAGATGCGTTTGAAACAGGTCCTGCTATAAGTCTTGTAGGAAATGATCCTGCTACATTTGAAACAAGTAATCCAGGCAGTGTTAATGATATTTTTAGTTAAGGAGAATAATTAATGTCAAGAAGTAGACCTTTCGCTAGTTCTGCAAAAGGCGGTGATTCTGATTTTCAGACTCAAGACGTCAGGGGCATAAGAGAAGAAAAAGGTATTGTTATCGGTGTTGTCAAAGTAAACAGCCATCCAGCAAGAATGGGCAACTTATCTGTCTTTGTCCCTACGTTTGCAGACAAAAGTAGAGAACAAGATCCTTCACAATGGAGACAAGTAAAGTATTGCACACCTTTTTATAGTAGAACTGAACTACAAGGCAGTGGTGATAAGTTTGAAACTACTAAGAATGCTGGAGGTATGATTTATCCTTGTCCTGACATAGGAACTAAGGTTTTATGTTTTTTTCCAGAAGGCAGAAACCAAGACGGATTTTGGTTTGCATGTGCACCTGATACTTATATGACACAAGGATTGCCAGAACCTAGTGCTTCTAGTAATATTAATACTAGTTCAGGTGAGATTAGAGGAACAAAAGCACCTGCTGGTGAATTTAATGATAATGATAATCAAACAAATAAAATTTCTAACTTTCTAGTTCCTAAAAGATCATTTGATAGATCAACACACAGTATATTAAAAACACAAGGACTTGATTTAGACGAAACAAGAGGATTAACTAGTAGTAGTTTTAATAGAGAAACTCCTAGTGAACTTTTTGGGATAACAACTAAAGGTCGTAGAACTGATATTAACGGCAGAGATATAAAGGATAGGCCAGATATAATATCTGCATTAAAGAGTGGTGCTGATCTTAATAATAATGATGCTAATGCAGTCGAAGGAAAAATCTCTCGTAAGCAAGGTCATAGTTTAACTATGGACGATGGCGACATCGAAGGTGAAAATAACCTTATACGACTCCGTACTGCTGCTGGACATCAAATATTAATGCATGATTCACAAGACTTACTTTATATAGGCAATTCCAAAGGAACGTGTTGGGTACAATTAGATGCAACTGGTCAACTAGATATTTTTAGTGAAAGAAACATAAATTTAAGAAGCAAGAGTATCAATATGCATGCCGATAATAATATTAAAATGCATGCCGGCGGACAAGTACAGATAGTATCAAATGGTTTACTGCATTTAGAAGGTAAACAGATGGCCAACCTTTACAGCGATGGACAAACGTTAATCTTCGGTGCTAAAGGGATGAATATAAAGAGTTCGGGTGCTTTTGCGATAGAAGGAACTGGAATGGGTATTAAGTCTAGTGGAAAATTAGATCTTCAGGCTAGTTGTATATCTTTAAACGGAAGTGCTGGTCCAGCTGCAAAACAGAATGCGGCTAGAGTATTAAGTAAATCAGATACACGACCAAATGGACAAGGATTTTGGGAATCCACAAGTGTATTAAACACAACAGTAGACAGAGTGCCCACACACGAGCCGTTTGCACAACACTCTGTAATTACTTCAGAAACAACAAAGTCAACTGTTGAGGTAGGCAATATCCCTACTAGTGGTAATATTAAAGTTGCTGGGCCTAATCGACCTATTAAGACTACTAGTTTAGGACTATCAACTATTACACAAGAATTTAATGACCAGGAAGTTGATGTAACAAATGTTTTAAAACAACCAGATTATGGAATTAGTGTAGAAGAAATAAGTGCTGATGGAGTAAGACATTATAGTGCCGCTGTTCTAGAAGTTGCTGGCAGTGGCGGCGATTATGCGTACGAAGATGATACTACTAATGCATTAGGAAAGTATGGTGTAAGTGTTGCTACACTTCAGAAACACGGATATGTAAGACAAGAAGTAGACTTTAACGGAGAGTTAGATAATCCAAGAATGTGGACTGGTAAAGATGGTATAGATGGGAAAACTGCTTTTAAATCTTCAACAAATTTACAAGAAGATTTGTTTGTTGCAGGAATGGTAGACGATTACGGTGATGCAAAGAAGTCAGGAGCAATACAAAATGGAGACCCCGTTAGTACAATAACAGGTATGCTTATGGTTGCTAAAACTGCCTCAGCAAAAGTTGCTAGTCAGTTTCGAGAAGGGCTAGACATAGATGTCTCAAAACTTGTAGGCAGGACAAATATTAGTACTGTTGCAGCCGCATTACCACAACTAAAAAACTTCTTCAACAAAGGCGTTGCTTCAGCAAAACAAGTAGAAAAGACGGCAAAACTTGCTGCTCTTGCAGCTGCAAAGAATAAGGCTAGTATTTACAGAAACATTAGTGGAGAAGGTGAAGGAGAGTCTAGTGGTGAATCAGGTGATGGTGGCGATTCAACTGGTGGTGGCGGTGGATCAGATGCAGCTTCAGATGCTGGAGATTCAAGTGGAACTGGAGGAACATAATGATAAAGAATATGGGAGAATAACATGGCAATGTATAGAGGGTTTAGTACACTAAGTGGAAACTTTAGTACTACAAAAATAACAGATTCTGATTTATTAAAAAGAGACTTATTAAACAGTTTTGCAATTCGTAAAGGTGAGAAGGTTGGTCGTCCAGACTTTGGAAGCAATATATTAGATTTAATTATGGAGCCATTATCTGCTGAAGTAAAGAACTTAATGCTTGAAGAAGTTACTAGTACTATTGCACAAGATCCCAGGGTAAGTTTACAACATTTAGTTATAGACGAATATGAGAACGGATTACAAGCACAAATAGAATTACTTTATGTACAAAGTAATCAATCTGAGAAACTTGTTATAAACTTTGATAGAAAAGACGGAACGATTAATTAATATAATGTTAGCAGTTTATAAGTCAAATAAATACACTGTAAGGAATTAACGATGTCACACACAACTAGATCAAGCAACTTATTTGCCGCACAAGATTGGACTAAAGTATATCAGTCGTTTAAGGAAATTGACTTTCAAAGTTATGATTTTCAAACTATTCGTAAGTCAATGGTCGACTATCTTCGTAACTTCTATCCAGAGGATTTTAACGACTATATCGAAAGTAGTGAATATATTGCACTAATAGATCTTATTGCTTATATTGCACAGAGTGTAAATTTCAGAACAGATTTAAATGCTAGAGAGAATTTTTTAGAAACTGCAGAACGCAGAGATAGTATACTACGTCTTGCGAAGATGTTAAATTACTTTCCTAAGAGAAGTCAGATTTCACGAGGATTGTTAAAAGTTGACAGTGTAAGTACAACAGAAATTTTAGCAGATAGCAACGGCAATAGTCTTGATAACCTAGAGGTATTTTGGGGAGATGAAACAAACCCAGATTTCCTAGAACAATTCACAACAATTATGAATGCCGCAATGGTTAAAACTCAAAGATACGGTAATCCTGCACTGAGTAGCACAGTTGGCGGAATAGCAACACAAGAATATAATTTAAGTATTGTTCCAAATACTGTTCCAGTATTTGATTTTAGAAATACAGTTAGCACACAAGAGTTTCCTTTTGAACTTGTTAACGGAACCTATAGTGGTACAGACTTTCTATACGAAGTTGCGCCAAAACCAAACAGTACTATAAATGCAATTTATAGGAATGATAGCAAAGGTTTTAATAGTGTTAATACTGGTTTTTTCTTTTATTTTAAACAAGGACGATTACAGACATTAGATTTTAATGTAAATGAAGCATTACCTAATAGAGTAGTTGAGGTTGATGTTACTGGTATAGATAACAATGATGTTTGGTTATATCAGTTAGATTCAAACGGAGCAGAAGAAACACTTTGGACAAAAGTTCCTGCAATTAGTGGTAACAATGTTATTTTTAATAGTTTAAATCAAAATAATAAGACACTTTATAGTGTACAAAGTAGAAGTGCTGACAGAATAAGTTTAGTTTTTGGAGACGGTGTATTCTCAAATATACCAACAGGAAACTTTAGAATTTACTTTAGAGTTGGTAACGGATTTACATATAAGATTTCACCACAGGATATGAGTAATATTACTATAACTGTGCCTTATGTAAGTCATAGTAGTCAAGTTGAAACACTAACAGTTAATATGAGTTTGAAACAGACTATTGCAAATTCTAGTGCTAGAGAAAACTTAAATGATGTTAAGCAAAGAGCTCAACAACAATATTATACACAGAATCGTATGGTTACTGCTGAAGATTATCAGATTTTTCCGTTTACAAGTTTTAATAATATTATTAAGAGTAAAGCAGTTAATAGAACTTCAAGTGGTATTAGTAGGTACTTAGATGTCAGAGACACTACAGGAAAATATAGTTCAACTAACATTGTAGCAGAAGATGGAATCTTTTATAAAGATAGTACAAGACCTACGTTTAACTTTACGTTTGTCACTGATAGTGATATTAGTAATACGTTATCTAAAAACGTTGAAACTGTAATGCAAGCAAACCCAATGTATCATTTTTTCTTAGACAACTACTTAAGAGTTGACGAGACTGATTTAGGTATTACATGGAGCCAAACTTCGATAGGCACTGGTGTATGTACTGGATTTATGACAAATATCGATAGTAGTCCTCAAAAAGTTAGTTTTTTTACAAGTAACAATCTTAAATACTTTAAAGAAGGAGCACTTGCTAAATTTACTGCACCAACAGGATTTGTATTTGATGTTAATAATAATCTTGTTGCAACAGGTACTAGTAATTTAAATACTAAAACTTATATATGGGCAAGTTGTAGTAACTTAATAGAAGACGGAACTAATCAAGGAGCAGGCAACTTGGATAGTGGATTAGGTCCAGTAACACTTAGTGAAGTTATTCCTAATAATGCAATACTTGATAGTGTAGTTTATCCATGGAATACATCATTTACAACTACAGTAAGGCAACAGATTATTGCTAACGTTGGTGATTATAAAACTTTTGGTTTAAGATACGACACTGAAACTCAAGCATGGACAATTATTAACGGAACTAACTTAGACCAAAGTACAACGTTTAGTACAAGATATAGTGGCGACATAACATCAACAAATTTAGATGCTAGTTGGTTATTCTTGTTTACTAACGACGGAGAAACCTATACAGTAACGTATAGAAGTTTAGAGTATATATTTGAAAGTTATTTAGAAACAAGATTTTATTTTGATAAAGATCTTAAAATATTTGATCCTAGAACTGCTAAAACTATTAAAGATAAGATCGTTATGTTAAAAGTTAATAGTATACCGGATGGCAGTACTAGTTTTGGACAAAACTATATTATGAATATTGACAATACAGTTGTTGAAGATGATGGATTTGTTCTCAGTGAAAGAATTAAAGTAACGTTCCCAGATCAAGACAGTGACGGTGTCATTGATGACCCAGATGTTTTTGATGTGGTAGTAGCACCTCTTACAAATAGTAGTACGAAGGTTGTTTTTTATAAAACTTATTTAGATAACAGTGGTTATACTAGATTTGAGCCAGTCCCAAATACTAGTGTGCAAACTTCATTCGCAACGTTAACTTTAATCGAAGGAGTTAAGACAACATATGCTGATGGACAGATATTTTATGCAAGCACTACAGGGTTATTTTATGTTTTAAGTACTAATAGTAGTAGTGTTAAAACATTAACACAGACTACAGATTATATAACTAAGATTGGGAGAAGTGAGTTATTGTTCCAATATACACACAATGCACCTAATAACAGACGTATTGATCCAAGTCCTAGTAATATTATTGATTTGTATCTGCTAACAACAACATATAATACAGATTATAGAAACTGGGTTACAGACGTTACGGGGTCGATTTCAAAACCTGCAAAGCCAGGAACAAATGAGTTACGTGATGCGTATGGAACTTTAGAAACAAGTAAGAGTGTTAGTGATGCTATAGTCTTTAATAGTGTTAGTTATAGACCTTTATTTGGAGATAAGGCGGATAGTGAATTGCAAGCAACATTTAAAATTGTAAAGAATTTAAGTACTCTAGTAAGTGATAACGAAATAAAAGCAAGAGTAGTTGAAGAAGTTAATAATTATTTTAGTATCGATAATTGGGACTTTGGAGACACATTTTATTTTAGTGAACTAGGTGCGTATTTACACAATGCACTAGCACCTGATGTATTAAGTGTTGTAGTAGTACCTAAGGTATCTACAAGTAGTTTTGGAAGTTTATATCAAATAAGTAGTTCAAGAGATGAAATTTTTATTAGTTCAGCCACAGTTAATGATGTTGAGGTTATTGATGTAATAACCGCAGCACAGTTAGGCGCTTCTGGCGCAGTTGTTAATAGCACAGCTGATATTACAACATTAGAAAGTGTAAGTAGCACAGGTACTGCTAGTGCAGTAACAACTGTATCAAATGCTACTACAGTTAGTTCGAGTAGTGCAAGTAGTGCAAGTAGTGCAAGTAGTTCGAGTAGTGCAAGTAGTTCGAGTAGTGCAAGTAGTTCAAGTAGTTCAAGTAGTTCGAGTAGTTCAAGTTCTGGAGGATATGGTTACTAATGGCAATAAGAAAAACAACCACTTTACTACCTGAGGTTTTTAGAACCAGTAAGAACGAAAAGTTCTTAAATGCTACACTGGATCAACTTGTTAGTGAAGAAGATAAAATTAAAGTAAGTGGGTTTATCGGCAGAAAAAATGCTGAAAATTTTAGAAAAGGCGATGGATACATCACAGAATCTAGTAGTTTTAGACAAAACTATCAGTTAGAGCCTGGTGTAGTGTATGAAGATGCAGGCGGAACCATACAGAGTGTTGGTAGTATAGGTGACACACTAAACACACTGAGATATAATAATGCAACAGTAACAAACCAAGACACACTGTTTAGACAAGACTATTATAATTGGTCAAGTTTTGTAGACTATGATAAACTTATCAATTACGGTGAATATTTTTGGTTGCCAGCAGGACCTGACACAGTGCAAGTATTTGGCGGAACAGTTGATAATACACAAACTTACTCTGTGTTGCGAGAAGAAACCGGTGCAACTAATTACAGATTCGACTCTAGTACTGGTACACCTAATCCTATACTTTATTTTGCTAGAGGTGGCGAATACACCTTTACAGTAGATCAAACTGGAAATCCTTTTTGGATTCAAAGCGAACTTGGAACTACCGGGATCAGTGCAAGTCAAATCAATGTTAGCACAAGAGAAGTTCCAGGTATTACGAACAACGGTGAAGATGTAGGAACAATTACATGGAGAGTTCCTAGCAGTGATAGCCAAAGCCGTTTCACTAATATGGCAACAGAGTACAATGTTGATTTAGCGACAGATTTACCTTACAAAGATTTACAGAACCAGTTACTAACTACTTTCTTAGCGACAACCATAACTGGTATAGACGGCTTAACTGAAATAAATGGTAAGACACTAGTATTTGCAAGCACTAGTTTAGATGAAAGAGACTGGAAGCCAAGTAGTATTAGTGCAGGTAATTCGTACAGAACTGTAGACAATGCAGTATTAACTGCTGACAACGAATATAGTAATACAACATTAACCACTACTGAACGATACGGTGTTTTTAGTGTTAATGTAAAGTCAGTTGGTGGACAGGATACTATCACACTTGATAGACTAAATGATGTAACAAAGTACAACAAGTTAAGAATTAAACAAGGAACTACTTATGGAAGTAGATATTTGTATAAAAATGCAGAAGAACAACTCGAATTAGTGCCTGCTATTGTTGCTAGTCAAGAAGAATTTTATTATCAAGATGGTGCAGATGCAGATAGATTTGGAAAAATTATATTAGTTGAACAAGCAACAACTGCTAGTATAAATGTTACAGAGCAAATAATTGATCAAGTTAGTTATACTAGTCCTAATGGTGTTGTGTTTACTAATGGACTAAAGATCGAGTTCGATACAAGTGCAACTCCTGATAGTTATCAAAACAACAGTTATTATGTAGAAGGTGTTGGTACTGGTATTAAATTAGTATTAGAAGATGATCTTATTACACCTGAGCCTTATGCAGTAACAGCAACAGAGAGATTTGATAGTAAGAACTTTGATGTAGGTGGGTTTGAACAAACGTTAAACAGTCCCACAACACACGATTATATTCTTATTAACAGAGCAAGTGCAGATAACAATGCTTGGAGTCGAGGGAATAGATGGTTCCATAGAAGTGTAATTACTGCTACTGCCGCATACAACAATTTTACAACAGTAATAGATGATAACTCAAGAGCAAAACGACCTATTATTGAGTTTGAACAAGGACTAAAGTTATATAACATGGGAACTACCAGTAAGAGTCCTGTAAGTATTGTTGATACTGTAGAAACTGATGCATTTAGTAATGTAAACGGTAAACAAGGTTATTATGCTGACGGTATTAACTTAACTCCAGGACTAACAGTTTGTTTTACTGCTGATCCAGATATTAATAAAAACATTTATCGTGTTGACTTCATCGATGTTAATGTTAAAGGCAATTCCTCTAATAGACGTGCAGATTCAACATTTACTATTGATATTTCTTCGGTTACTGCGGATGATTCACCTTTTGAATCTGTTAATGACATTATAAATTTAGTTCTTATAGACACTGTTGTTGATGGTGACTCATTGTTAAGTAAGTTAGGGTCAGCAAATCAAGGCAATATGTATTATTACACACTATCTACTAATATCTGGGCTATAGGTCAGGAAAAGACTGGGGTTAATCAAGAACCGTTGTTCGATATCTACGATCCAGCACATATTAGTTTTAGTGACGCAACAAAATACCCTAGTACCGATTTTTTAGGAAACAAACTTTTTAGTTACAAGAAAAGTACAACTGCTTCTAGTGCAGATAGCATATTAGGATTTGGATTAACTTACAGAAATATACAAAATGTTGGTGATATTGTCTTTGACAATAACTTTGTAAATGATACGTTTACATATACTAAAGAGAATACAGGGCAAGTAAGTGTTATATTAAGAAGTGGACATGTACATTCATTTAGTGTAGATACTACTAATACAATTACTAGAAAAACACTAAACGGTTGGACTAAAATACTTAATCCAAGCAGACAATGGCAGCAAGTACAATACACTGTAGATGCAGAGTTATATACTTTTGAAATTGGAAGTCAGCCTGTTACAACAGGCGGTGAAGTTACGTTACAGGTTTATGTGAATGGAATATTTCAAACTGGTAGCAAGTACACACAGACAACTGTTAATGACAAATATTATGTAAACTTTACTGACAAGTTAGTAAAGGATGATGTTGTATTAATTAGAGTTTATAGTACAACTATAAATCCTTTAGGATTTTATGAGATTGCTAGTAATTTAGAAAACAATAGTAACAACGACGACTTTGCTAATCTTACATTAGGACAATTAAGAAATCATTTCGTTGATATATCCAGAGCAATTCCAACATTTACAGGAAGTAGTTTAGGCAACAACAATATTAGAGATTTGCAGTATAAGAAGTATCCTGGTAAGATATTACAACATAGTGCAGGAAGTGTACTTCCGAATTATATGTTAACACAATCAGATAATAGTTATATCGAAAGTATTAGGTTTAGTATGGAAGAATATACTAGATTTAAAAGTAGATTATTAGATAACATTGATAATTTAGATATTGATCTAACAGATCCTAGTGGTAGTTTAGATACCATCTTAATTTTCATGGCTGGAACAAAAACTAATGATTTCCCATTTTATTATTCTGATATGCTACCGTGGGGCAGTCAAAAAACTACAACTACACTAACATTAGACCAGGTAACTAATAGAGTATTTGAATTCACGACTCAATTTGATCTAACAAATTTAAGTAATCGAGGAGTTTTGGTTTACTTAACAGAGTCTAGTGGAGCAAAGACACAACTTATAGAAGAGTCTGATTATACATTTGATACTGTTGAACCTGCTATTATATTAGATGCAAATGTTAGCATTTCAGTTGGTGATATATTAAGTATTGTTGAATACAGTAATACTGATGGTATATTTGTTCCACCAACACCGACTAAGTTAGGTCTTTATCCAAAGTTCCGACCAGCAGTTACGTTAGATGATACTTATATATCAGGCACTAGTACTGGAACAGGCCCTTTTAAGATTTATGGAACTGCTGATAGTAGAGTTACACAACGTGGACAATCCAAAACCGGATGGTTTTATCCACTGTATACAACACTAGCAGCAGCACAATCAGCAGATGGTTCTTCTAATGCCCACATACATAGATTTGTAGGTAGTGATAGAGCATGGTATATGGCATCCTCTGAAACTCAATATCATGCTAGTAATGATACTGAAGAATATAATGAATACTTAGATTATACTCCTGTTCTTTTAGGGCATGACGGAAGTCGCTGGGTTTGTTATAAGGACAAAAGAGATTTAATTGTACTAGAGTATGAAAAAAGAATTTATAATAATATTAAGACACAATACGAAGCAACACGATTTGATTTATCTGAAGTAACTCCTGGGTATTTTAGAACAACTCGTGCAGACTTAGACGAAACAACATTATTGTACAGTCAATATTTTAGTACTTGGGCATACAAGAACGCATTAGACTTTTCTAGTATTACTTCACATAGCCAAGAAAATACGTTCACATGGAATTATAGTGGTTCTGTTTTAAAAGGGACAACAACACTTTTACCAGGATCTTGGAGAGCAATTTATAAATGGTTATATGATACAGAAACACCTCATTTAACACCCTGGGAAATGTTAGGAGTATTTCAAAAACCAAGTTGGTGGGAAACTAGATACGGAGCAGCACCTTATACTCGTGGAAATAATGTTCTATGGAATGACTTAGCCTCTGGCAGACTTTATACTAGTGCAGATAGAGATGCAACATTCACAATAGTAACGAGTCGTATTAGAAGCGGGTTGTTAAATCTAATTCCAGTTAACGATCAAGGTAAACTTTTATCTCCTGCACAGTTTGCAGTCGAAGGTGCGTTCAGTACAAATACAAATAACAATTGGAGAATCGGAGACGTCGGCCCAGTTGAAACTGCATGGACAAGAAGTAGTGAATATCCGTTTAGTCAACAGATTGTTTCTGCACTTAAGAGACCTGCAAAATATTTAACTTTATTATGGGATACTAACTTACTAGAAAATAATACAGATTATGATCAAATAGTACAAAAAACAAAAAGTTATAGACCTAAGACAGCAGATTTTAAAATAAACGGATTGCCGACATCAGGCGGTGTAAATAGAATAGAAGGATATAATCAGTTTATCGCAGATTATTACAAGTATAAAAGTCTTGATTTATCTGGGTTGCAAACACAAGTACAGAACTTGTCGTTAAGGTTAATTTATCCTGTTGGAGGTTTTACAGATTTAAATCTTGCTAAGTTTGTTATTGAAAGTACTAGTCCAGGCGCAACGCAAAGCAACATCTTCATACCTGATGAAAACGTGAGTGTTTATTTAAACAAGAGCACACCTTTAGAAAGAGTATTTTACAGTGGTATCAGTATTGTTAAAAGAGCCGCTGGTTATGAGATTAGAGGATACGATACTAAAAATCCCTTCTTTAAAATTATACCTAGTGCAAAAAGTCAGAACACAAAACTTATAAGTGTCGGCGATGTTAGTGCTATAGTTTACGGTGACAGTGCAACATATATTGCTAATATACCTTACGGAACTATTATTCCTACTATACAACAAACTGCTGATTTTTTAATTAGTTATAGTAGATACTTAAAGGCAAAAGGAATATTATTCGAAGATGTTGACAATGTAGGAGTAACTGTAGATTTTGAAAATACTGTTAAAGAATTTATTTTCTGGACTCAACAAGGATGGGGAAATGATAGTGTATTTGGAGCAAGTCCTAACTATCGTAAACTAAAAGTAACAAGACCTTTCACTACGTTAGACGATTTAAGTAAAAGCGGAACATTAAAGAATTCATCTGGAAGAGCAATTAGAAGCACTAATTATAATGTAGAAAGAATTGATAATACTACAGTTATTGAAGTAAATGATAGCAGTGATTACCTTTACTCTGCTCAAATAGATCCAATACAATACGAGCATTATATTATACTGGACAATACTACTATTTTTAACGACATCATATATCAACCAGAACTTGGCAACAGACAAAGTCGTATAAAGTTTGTTGGATATAAGAGCGGAACTTGGAATGGCACGTTACATGCTCCAGGTTTTATTATTAATGAAAACAAGTTTAACGTTTGGTTACAGAACACAGATTATAAAAAAGCAGACATTGTAAGTCACAACAAAAAACTTTATGTTGCAAGAGATAATCATAACGGTAAGTCAACATTTGATTTTAACGATTGGCGACCAGTAGAGAATATGAAAACTGGGTTATTGCCTAACTTATCTCAGAAGTCTAAGAGATTTACTGATTTTTATGATTTTAACACAACTAACTTAGAGAGTGGCACAGATATTGCGGCTAAAGGTCAGATTGGGTTTAGAAAAAGAGACTACTTGGATCAATTAGGATTAGATGATACTAGTCAGGTTAAGTTTTATCAAGGTATGATTAAAACTAAAGGAACTGCAAATGCAATAGATAAGTTAATCGGTGCTAATTTATCTAACTTAGACCAAGAAATTAGTTTTTATGAAGATTGGGGATTTAGAGTTGGAGAGTACGGTAGCATTGATAGTAATCAAGTTATCGAAATGGTCATTGATGAGTCTAAAGTACAACAAAGTAAAACAGTAGTGGAATTGATAGATAATAATGATAGTGCTAATACTGATTATTACTCATTTACAAAATCTGACCTATATAAATTACCTAATAACTTTACTAAGAATATATTTCTTGAAAGAAGCACAAGTAATAAGAAAACTGACATACTAGGAGCAGGTTATCCTAGGTTAGATGAAGTAACAACAACGTTGTTTGGATTAGATAATATCTCTACATTAAACAATTTACCCAACATAGGAAGAGGTTCGACTATATGGACTGCTGAAGAAGATTTTGACTGGAATGTTTACAGAGTTAGTGAATTAGCAGTATCTATTACTAACATAGCTGTTGGAGCAGACACTAGTGCAATTATTACTACTAGTGCAAATCATGGGTTAGTTAAGAACGATTATATCTTAATTAAAGCGTCAACTGTTGTTGGTGGATTTCATAAAGTTACTAATGTAATTACAAATGTATCTTTTACTGTAGACTTAGGTGACATTGAAGTTGATAACATTGTAGATTTAAGATTGCCAGTGTTTAAGTTAGTAAGTTCTAGATTTAATTCTCAGAGCGATATCGCAGATAATGTTCCGTTATATGGATGGGACTTAAACGAGTCTGTATGGGTTAACTATGATGAAAAAGGTAAATGGGCGACATATAAAAAACAACAACCATGGACTTATAAGAATATAACCTTCAATATTGACAGTGTTGCAAGTGACTTAAACGGTACATCACTTTCAATTAGTAATGACGCACTTAATATTGCTAGTGGTGCTCCAGAACATAGTACAGGTGCAGTTTATCCTTATTCAAGAGATGAGAACGGAATATATAATCCAGGCGCTGCTTTAGCACCAGCAACAATACAATCTGATGTTGATACTTTTGGTTGGAAAGTTGCTGCAGGTAACTCATGGTTAGCAGTAGGTGCACCTGATAGTGATAGTGCAAAAGGAGAAGTTTTCATATACTTGAGATCAGCCTCCACAGGAATTTATGAATTTAAACAAATCTTAAGACTTCCGAGTCCAGCAGGAGCAGATAAGTTTGGTTATAGTATAGCAATGAGCAAAGACGATAGATATATGTATATTGGTGCTCCTGGTGCTAATAAAGTTTTTTCTTATACCCTTAATAATATTATTACTACTGATAATGTATCCAAGACAATCACCGGCGATGGCTCAACAACAACATTTGCTTTAGGATTCACTCCTACTAGTTTAACTTCTTTGCAAGTTGTTGATTCTACTGGAAAGATATATGTTCCAACTAAGGATTATGGGTTTAGTACAACTAATATTGTATTTGTTAATGCACCTGCTGACAGTTTAAATGTTGTTATTAGACAAGAAAGTCATTACATTTTAACAGACACTATCACAGGAACTGGTGTGCAAACAGGCGATCAATTTGGTTATGACATAGATTGTGATACTGCTGGAGATACATTAATTGTTGGAAGTCCTTTTGCTGAAGTAGACGAAATTACAGATGCTGGTGAGGCATTTTTATTCCATCATGTTGTAGAAAAGTTTATAGGTGATGGAACGACATACGAATTCACTCCTACAACTACTTTACCAGCAAGTTTTTTTATTGAAGTTGATAATGTACTGCAATCAGTTACGGACGGTGGATTTAGTTCATTTACTAGTGACAGTAGTGAAAATAACTTTACATTTAGTGGAAATACTATCTCGTTCAGGTATGTTCCAAGTGTAGGACAAATAATTAGAATTTACACAGGTAGTATCGTTGAAATACAGAAATTAAATCAAGAACAGATTAGTACTGAAACACAAACTGATAATGAGCAGTTTGGAATCAGTGTTGCACTAGATGCATATGGTGCTATAGCCGCAGTAGGATGTCCAGGAGAAGACGAACTTAATCCTAATACAGGATCTGTCTTTATGTTTATTGATGAAGGTTTAAGATTTGGTAGTGTTACTAGTCAAAATCAAAATACATCATCGACTGAAGGGTACATGGCATCCAACGGTGTTATCAAAGCAGATAGTTCAACTGTTACAGCTGATAGTTTCTTAACATTATTTGCGGCACAAGGCGATATTATAACAATAGATGATATAAAAGTTACTGTAGTATTAAATGATAATTCAGATGCAACAAACTTTGTTGCAGATATAAACAACGCAAATATTCAAACAGTAACAGCGACTGCTTCAGGTACACTTAATATGACTATAACAGGCAGTGCTGGCGTTGTTAATAAGAAACTTAAAGTTAGACCAATGACTGGCGATACATTTAAAGATTATGCAAGATTTGCGCCATTTAAGTTTACGCAAAAAGTTAGTCATCCGTTAAAAGCAGAGAATGAAAACTTTGGTAAAGTTGTAGAGTTTGACAAGTTTCTACCTGCAGATCAAATTGTAGAACAAAGAATGGTTGTTACAAGTGATAGAGCAAGTACACAGTTTCAGACGGCTTTTGATTTAGACATTGACACAACTAGTAATACATATAACGAGCACTTAACAACTTTTGATGCTGATAGTACTAGATTTATGGATAAAGTAACAAATAGTGGCGCGGCATATGTTTATGAGTTACTAGATAGCAGTGTATACAGTGCAAATATACAAAGTATTAGTAATCCTCCTAAGTATGCATACGGACAGCAGATGCAGAACACAAGTATTAATGCTAATGATCAATTTGGCGGGAGTGCAGTTCTTCATGGTACTAGATTGTTTGTTGGTAGTCCAACAGATGATATTTGGAAAACTAATGCTGGAAGTTTTTATCTTTTTGAAAATATTGATGATCTTAGTACTTGGAAGAAAAATAGTACAGAAGACAACAAAGTTGATGTAGATGTTATTAATCGTATTGCAACATATAGTAAAGTGAATAACACAATAATTGACTTTATTGATACAGTAGACATTTATAAAAATAAATTACCAGGGCAAGCACAACAAGAGTTAAATTATATTATACCTATAGACCCTGCAACTTATAATGTTAGTACAACTCCTAATAGTGTTACGTTTTCACAAACAAATGGATGGAACGACGAACATATTGCAGAGGTTTGGTGGGATTTATCTACCTGTAGAGTATTAGAGTACGAACAAGGCGAAATAAATTATCGTGTACAATACTGGAATCAGTTTTTTCCTGGAAGTTCAGTTGATATCTACGAGTGGTATGAGAGCGATGTATTACCTAGTCTACACGTATCAAGTGGATTAAAGGGAGTGCCGAAGTTTGCAGACGATAGTAACTATTCTACGTCACTTCAGTATAACAGTGTTACAAATTCTACTGAAACAAGATATTATTATTGGGTAACAGGACTTACTGACTTCATTGACAATGAAGTAAGGACACTTAGCACAGAAAGTGTTAGACAACTTATCGAAACTCCAGATAGTACAGGTACAAAGTATCTTAGTATTGTTGCACCTAATACGTTTGTAATGAATAATATGACTAGTAGTTTTGCTGATAGAAATGTTGTACTTAGTATTAACTATGATGTTGTTAGAAATGATGGTATACTACACAGTGAGTTTGAGATAATAAGTGAAGGTGATTCTAATCAAATTCTTCCTGCTAAAATTAAAAGTAAAATGATCGATAGTTTATCAGGTGCAGATTTATCTGGTAAGATTGTTCCAGATCCTACATTAAGTGTTGGGGAGAGATATGGAATTTCTGTAAGACCTAGGCAAACAATTTTTGAAAATAGACAACAAGCATTAAAAACTTTTGTTGATTATTGTAATGTAGTTTTTGCAACAGTACCAATTACTAGACAGTTTAGTTTAAATAATTTATTCTTAAATGATCCATTGCCAACAAAAGCAAGTGGTGCGTGGGATAGCAAAGTCGCAGATGTTATTACTAGAGATTATTTGAATACTGCAATCTTAGAAATAGGTTATAAGATATTAGTTGAATCAGACAGTACAATCGGCGGTGACTGGGCAACATACGAGTTAAGATCAACGACTGCAGGTGTTAGATTTTGGTTCTTAAGTACAGTTCAGGCTTACAATACTAGTAGATATTGGCAGTACACAACTTGGTATGCAACAGGTTTTAGTTCTACAACATTACCTACAGCTACAGTAGCAACTGAACCTGATTTACAAAGACTTACTGGTGCAGTAACTGGAGACATTGTAAAAGTTAGTACCAACGATGACGGTAATTTCAGTATGTACCAGTACACAAGTACCGACACGTGGAATGAGATAATCATTGAAAGAGGAACAGTTGTTTTACTAGGCAATCTATACGATTTTGCTAACGCATCTACTGGTAGTTACATTGGATTTGATACTGGTGTATTTGATTTTGAAAAATATGACAGAGTACCGCATCAAGAAGTTAGAAATATTGCAAATGCAGTATTCAATGATATCTTTGTTAATACATTAGCAAAAAAAGGCAATGAATTATTCTTTAGAATGGTTGAATACAGTTTACAAGAGTTAAATAGTTCGGTTCCAGATTGGGTAATTAAGACTAGTTTTTTAAAAATACTACATAAAGTTAGAGATTTATCACAGTATCCGACTTATCAAGTGGATAATACTACATTCATTGAAGAGTTTATTAATGAAGTAAAACCTTACCATACTAATATTAGAGAGTATACTGCAAAGTATGACGGCGATGATACTATGCAAGGTGATATCACAGACTTTGACTTGCACTCATTCTATGATCCTACAAATGGCTATTTTAGAAAGTATAGTGGTGATTTTCCTGGAGATACAACTTCAAGAACAACAGGAACAACGGTTGATAAGTCTTGGGCAGATAATTATACCTATTACTTAGGTAGTGTAGAAATATATGCTGCAGGAACAGGGTATACAGACAATCCTGTTGTTACTGTTAGTGCACCAGATATATCCACAGGTACCCAAGCAACAGTAACAGCAACCAGTGATGCTAATTCTGTTATAAGAGTAACAATAACAAACAAAGGAAGTGGTTATACTAGCACTCCGACGCTTACAATTAGTGGTAGTGGAACAGGATTAGTATTACTTCCTAGAATAAAAAATGATACTATTCGAGATTTTGATACAACAATAAAGTTTGATAGAATTACATATTCAAGTGCAGTTAAAGATTGGGCAGCAAGTACAACTTACAGTCCTAGTGGACTTGCTAGTAATACAAGTCAGACTGCTGATAGTGGAATTTCGTTAACCGCGCCACAGATAACTTTAGTTTCATACCTTAATACAGTAACTAATACGCAGGATGTGTATGAAGTTATACTTGGTTTTACTAGTGGAACAACGTTTAGTACTGAAGACGCAAGCGGAAACATAGTACTAAGTTTATATGCAGACGAAAGTATAGGAAGTGCGGCAGACAGAATTGCGGCTTATTATAGTCCTACTTCTGGCATGCTTGGAGATGATTTAAGTATTTTACAAAAAGGTACTAATTATACTGCAAACAAACTATCTGGAGTAGGTTTTAATAGAGAACCTGGTTACGATAGTGCAAGTTTTGATAATGTTGCATTTGATGACTTTGAAGTTGACAACGATGGGCTAACAGTCTTAAGTGGATCTAGTGCGTACGACACAATACTACAGAGTAAATTTTTAGATACTAGTTTAGGAACTAGACCAGAAGATATTAATATAGACGGTGGTGGATTTATTGACATATACAGTAGTCATGCACCTGAAGAATTTGTTCCTGGACAGATATTTGATAACTTAGATATGGAAGTTTATACAGATCCAAATAACGACGAAGCAGGTGACGGTAGCGGATTTACAATAGTTAGTAAACACTACACAGCAAATGGTACAGATACAACATTTAGTTTTGCAGGAACTAGTAGAAGTGAACTTGTAAATTATGTTGTAGTCTATATAGGAAATAAAAGACAATATAACTTTACTACTGATTTCAATGCAAGAACAATTACATTTACTACTACACACGCAGACAGTGAGATAGTAACTAGTGATAGTAATTTAATAACTATTACTGCTGATAGTATAAATGCTCCATTGCTAGGAGATAAAGTACGCACTTATGGGTATGGTGTTACAGGTGAAAATTTAATACACGAAGAATTATTTACAGGCGACGCAGTAACTAAGATATTAAGTCTTAATATTGAAATAAGTTTAATTAAACAAAGTTTAGTTTTAGTAGATAATGTTGCTTTAAGTCTAGATAGTAGCGAGTATACTTTAACTGCTGATAGTCAAGCCAGAACAGTATTAAATTTTGCCACTGCGCCTGCCACAGATGCAGTGGTACATATTCTGTTTAGTAGTGATGCAACAGATAAAAATGCTTTTGGTTTTGGAGTTACACAAACTATTACTTTAACTTCTGGACAGTTATTATACGGACTAGACAACAGTTTTACTGGGTTTTCCAAACCATAC